GCTGGCAACTTTGTGTTTCATGCAGGAGTATCCGGTGTTCTAAAACGTCCATGGGCATATCCAGTGGCAGTGGTACAATCAATTTTGAATCTCAATGGTGACAAGAAAGTTCGTTTTTCAGATGGTGGAGCTGCTGAAATCGTGGTTGATTCTGGATTGGCTACCTACAGCTACATTATGCCCGCACATCAGAAATGATAAAAACTATTTCGTCTTCTAGCGCCTTTGTTCAAGTCACTGGTGGTTTTCCATCAAGCGGACCATACCTACAGACTCCCGCAGTGGCAGGACCTCCTCCTGCTGTTGGAGCTGTGAAATTTGATTCTGCCTCACAAAACCTACAGGTATGGGATGGCTTCAACTGGTTGAATATGTACACTAGTCATGCCATGGTTGGTTTAAACCCAGCCGCTGAAGACGCAATTAAGTGGGCTCAACAAAAACAAAAAGAAGAACAAGAACTTGAAGAACTTATGCAACGATCTCCTGCGCTGCGTGATGCCTATGAAAAATTCCAAATAGTAAAGACACTAGCCACTAATGAAAACAGACAACCAGCATGATCTAACTGCTGCACAAAACGACTATGCTGTGTTTCTTCCAGCAGTGAGTAGTTTTTACAGTACCTATATAGGACGTCAACGCTATGAACAGTATGTAGAAGCCACACGCATGCCTGCAGGCATTCCTGACATGGAAATGATGAACTTCTTTAATGATCAAAAGGCATTGTTTCCTTATCGTTGGGCACTGTATTCTGCAGGACATGCCAATCTGGATCTTACCAAACCAGATCCACGTGAAGACATGATGCGTAATCGAGGTAGTCACACAACTCTACTCTGTGACTCTGGTGGATTTCAGATTGCCAAGGGTGTATGGGAGGGAGACTGGCGAGATCCTAAATGTCCGCGAGCTCAAAAGAAACGCGAAGCAGCACTGAAGTGGCTTGATGGCATGGCTGACTATGGCATGACCTTGGATATTCCCACATGGACTGCCAATGTACCTGGCGCTACAGAAAAAACAGGCATTAGAGACTACAACGATGCTGTTGCGGCTACACACTATAACAATGAATATTTCATTAAACATCGTCGTGGTGTTGCAGAAGGTGGCACACGTTTCTTGAACGTTTTGCAAGGAGCCAATCATACCGAAGCAGACGCATGGTATGATCTAATGAAACAGTATTGTGATCCCAAAAAATATCCTGGGCGCCATTTCAACGGCTGGGGCATGGGAGGACAAAACATGTGTGATGTGCATCTGGTTCTCAAAAGAATAATCACATTGATACATGACGGCTTGTTAGAAAAGGGTGTACATGACTGGATGCACTTTTTAGGTACCTCCAAACTTGAGTGGGCAGTATTGCTTACAATCATACAACGCTCAGTACGGCGATACCACAACTCCGACTTCACCATTTCATTTGACTGTGCTAGTCCATTTTTGGCCACAGCCAATGGACAACTATATCACACCATTACCACAAAAGATCGAGATAAATGGAGTTATCAAATGAGTCCCACAGCAGACAACAAAAAGTTTGCCACTGACTCTAGATCATTCCGTGATGCTGTGATGCAAGAAGGTATTCATCCTGCGTTTGAAGATTCTCCAATATCTGCTAGACTAAAAATATCCGACGTGTGTGTATACAAGCCTGGCGACCTAAACAAAATTGGCAAGGAAGGACGCACATCATGGGATAGTTTCAGTTATGCCTTGCTCATGGGACACAATGTGTGGATGCATATCGAAGCCGTACAACGTGCCAACCGAGAGTTTGACACAGGAACATCTCCAGACATGCTGGTGCATCCTCTCAATTCAGACTATGATGTGGCAAAAATTATTGATCAAATATTTGCCGCACGTGATCGACAACGCAGTCTACAGATCATAGATGATCATGCTCGTGTGTGGGAACGAGTGATTGGGACTCGCGGTTTCACTGGTAAACGAGCAGTCAATGCCAACTCAATGTTCAACAGTCTGTTTGAAACAGTTGAAGACATCGAAACCACAGATGAATTGGATCAGGCCAAACTGGATGCATTGGAAGCTGAGTAAACTGAGTTTGACATAATTTGTGTTGTGTTATAAAATTGCAATAGATTATTTGTGACAGGAAAAAGAATGTACCAAGATCAAATACGCCAACTAGAAGTTCAACATCGAGACCTAGACAACAAGATTGACACACTGGAAAAAACCGGCATCTATGAAGACCTGCGTTTGCAAGAGCTCAAAAAACGCAGACTCATGGTACGAGATCAACTCAGTGAACTAAGACGCAGACAGTTTGAACACGATCACGAACGAGTTAATTACGACGATTATGAATAGATTAGGACATCACAACGCCAACTTCTTTATTGGTAATGAAGTTGAGCATACACCCGCACACGGCAAGCGAACTCTGTTTGTGGTTGGGTATCAACCCGTGGAAGATATACAGGCAGTGTTAGATGAACACAACAGTTGGACAGACCCTGCTCTACATATCAAGCATATCTTTTTTGGTGCCAATGACAGCTATCATCCATTGACCAACCCAGATATCGTGGGCTGGGAAAACATCATACACAGTTTTTTGATGCGAGGATACTGGTGTAGTCTTGACATTCCTTTCAAGTACGTGGCTGAATTCAACGAAAGTGGGCTGTGCGAACACAATCGCTTTATTCCTATAATCAAGGTTCCTGTGCCTTATATCAGATTGTGGAACTATAATACCTGTGTGAAAATTGATGACAAAGATTTCGCTGATACCAATCCAGGTGTCTGGGTACACAGACTGCATGACCTCATGCACACAGATTGCTTTACTGATTGGAGCATGTACAACGACGACAAGGTGACAACATGAAATGGTTTGATCAATGGTTTATACGTAAATCTAAATGGGCCTGGGAAAACAAACATTTGGTGCGTGATGCATACGAAAGCGAGGGTAAATTGGTGAGTTCACAAGCAGTGGAAACTGACCTACATGACTTTAACGATGGTTTGAGAATAGCTGTGAAAAAAGTTATAGGTGGGTCTGTGGTTACATTCAAAACCTACGATAGAAAAATTGATCGTAGCACAGACAGAACCTATATAATCACTAACGAACAAGATTTCAATACCGAACTTGGTAAGATTATTACCATGGAAAGTATGCGTCAACATTAATGCAACAACCTCCAAAAATCCTTTATCGCGTAACCAGTCTCGCTGACAGATCGGTTAGAGTTCATCATGTTTTACAGCGTCTGAGTAGGGACCAGGTTGTGCGCATTGACCAGTGGTATATGTGGGGGCAAGGCTTTGTTGCCGAGCACACAGATCTCGCCAGATATACCAAGTTTATTGAATGTGATCCCGAGCTAGGTTACCAGGTAGAAAACGAAGTTGCATCAAACTTTCAGTGGGAAGGACCAGACTGGAATGAAAAAGCTCAACATCGCATGCAAAAAGATCTTGCCAAAGGTGGAGTACAAAGAATAGTGGAACAACAAAGCAGTTGGAAGCTGCTTGAAACAAAAATATGGATCAATGCACCGTTTAGAGTTGACGAAGTTGACTTTTTAAACAATAATATAGTACTCAAGATTGATGTACCTTACAAAGGACAGATTAGAGCATGAACTCACAAGAATACATTGACGTTTTAGAATCACACCTACAGGCCTCATTGGACACTAGGAATCGTATTGTGCAACAGGCCAAAAGACAGATTTGGGTTACGTTCCGCAAAGAAGGCATTCACAAGTATCCAGCGGCTGCTACTGATCCTAATCTAGCCACAGGAGATGCATATGACGTTTCGTTTTTGGCCAATGCACATCGCCATATATTTCATTTTAGGGTGTCAATCGACGTATGGCACAATGACCGTGATATCGAGTTCATCCAATTCAAACGATGGCTGGAATCACTGTATTCAGGGCAAGAAAATTGTTTGCGATTGGACTACAAAAGCTGCGAAATGATCGCAGATGACTTATACAATCAGATTGCTCAACGTTACCCAGATCGAGATATCTGTATTGAAGTAAGTGAAGATGGTGAAAACGGTTGCTGTGTTTACTACAACACACATCAACCTTCTATGAAAGTAAAAATCTAAAGGACTACTATGCCTAATCTAAATAAACTAAACAAGGTTAATGAAACAGTATCAATCTATCGCTATGACAACGGTTGGATGGTTGAAGTTGGTGGCCGTGATGACGACGATGAGTGGGTAACTGCTAAAGTGATTTGCAACACAGAAGTAGAAGTACTTGATTTAATTAAACAATACAATACACTACCATTGGTGAACTAAGGAGATTGAAATGGCCAAGCCTGTAATCAAGCCAAACCCTCGTGTAACTCAAGTGTTTGATGACCTCGAACGTTATCTTGAATTCTGTCAAGAGTTTGGTTACCGTTACAATGAAGCAGAACTTTACAACTGGAAGAGCTATGCTTATCAACAGTTTATGAAGTTCTCTCAAGGCAAACCAGTAAAAGACATGTGGTTTCAAGACCAGCGTAGGCCTGGGAGACCATAATAATGAAAAAACTTTACTACATGGGGCTTGAAAGTTATCAAGCTCGTTACACTCTACAACTAACTGAATGGAATCGACGTGTGTTTGAACGTCGTGGGTTAGATGTGGTATATGTTCCAGGCACTGCTATAGACAACTCACAGGCCATATCTGTGGGACAGGTTCTAGACGCACATGGTAGAAGTTACTTTGGCATGAGCCAAATGATGAATCTCGTGCAAATGCATAAGAACGGAGAGATTAGGCATGATGATGTTATCTACTTTGAGGACATGTTTCAACCCGGTATCGAGAGCCTACCTTACATATTTGATCAGGTCCCTCGTGATCAGCGTCCCCGTGTTTTTGTTAGGTGTCTTGCTCAGTCCATTGATCCTGATGACTTTGTTCATGTATGGGGTCTTGAAAAGTGGATGGCGCATTACGAACGCATGGTCAATGAGTTCGCTACCGGAATTCTCGCCACAAATGAGGAGATGGTTGCTCATATGCGTATTGCTGGATGGCGTGCTCCTATCTATAATATTTCTGGCCTAGCATTTGGCAAACAAGAAGTGCTGGAACGCATTGGTGGTTCTGACAACATCACTCCATTCAACCAACGTCCCATGAGAGTGGGCTTTGCTGCTCGATTTGATCAAGAAAAGCAGCCAGGCTTTTACATGGACTTGATTGATATGTGGAACAACCAAGCTGATTTCCCAGTGGAGTTTTGCTTGTTCTCTGGTGGGCCACTGCGTTCGAACAATCCAGAGTATATCGCTCGAGCTCGTGATCTTGAAGCACAAGGTCTCCTGACCATTCATGAGAATCTAACCAAGAATGATTACTATGATCTGCTCAATAACACGCGAGTTCTTTTCAATTGCGCACTACAAGATTGGGTGTCAAACACTGTTAGTGAAGCTGATACCCTGGGTTGCAATGTATTATACCCTGCTTATCGTAGCTTCCCAGAAACTTTTGCAAATGATCCCAACCGTCTTTATGTTCCTTGGAGCATTGATGATGCATTCCACAAGCTGGAGAATCTACTGAAAGCACCACATCACAACATGGGCTTGATTTCAGATTGGAACGATGGCACAGTGGATCGTGTGGTCGATATCATACTAGGACATGGTGAACAATGGAATCGCAGCGGCAATCGCTACAGAGATCATTTGCCCGGTGACAAATATCATGTTAGAAAAATAGGTGAGTAACTTGCTGGCTAAATACTGGCTCTACTCAATAACTCCCCCATGAAAATATTCATTACCGGCAGTAACGGCTTTATCGGCCAACATCTTTTGCCTTTGTTACAACAACGTCATACTGTGGTTGAGCTTGTTAGCGACCTTAGAGATCATGCCAAGGTTGTAGCTGAACTGCAAGCAGCTAACCCAGATATAGTAGTACATCTGGCTGCTCGCACCGAAGTTGAAAAAAGTTTTTATGAGCAAGTTACTTTTAGTGACATCAACTACGTGGGCAGTGTTAATCTCATCGACGCAGCCAGCAAGTTAAGTAATCTCAAAAACTTTGTGTTTGCTAGTACCATGGAAGTCTATGGCTGGCAACCTATCAGCGATGAAGTCCGTGATCATGGCAAACCACTTGTGTCATTGGCTTTTGACGAAAACACTGTGCCCAATCCCAATGCTCCTTATGCAGTGGCAAAGCTAGCAGTGGAAAAATACTTGGAATATGCTCATCGTGCTCTAGGTCTACCTTTCACAGCATTACGACAAACCAACAGCTATGGTCGTGGTGACAATGACTTCTTTGTAACAGAACAAATTGTCACACAGATGTTGCAAGGTCTTGATGTAGTGAAGTTAGGCTATGCCGAACCCTATAGAAACTTTATCTGGATTGAAGATTTGTTGCAAGCCTGGATGCAAGTGATTGAAAATCCTGAGCAATGCAATCAAGGCAAGATCTACACCGTGGGTCCTGACAATCCAATCAAGATAAGAGATTATGCAGAAAAGATTGCAGGCATGATTGGCTGGCAAGGCGAAATAAAATGGAATACCAAGCCGCATCGTCCCGGAGAAATCTACTGGTTAAATTCGGGTACCACAGCTATTACTCGTGATCTTGGATGGCGCCCTGTGATTGATATGGACACAGGTTTAGAAAAGACTATAAAAATATGGCGCCAGAAATTCAACAAATAAAACAAGGACACATTGACCTATCACGGTTTGGTGATTGGCACGAGAACTGTGATTTTGTTACACACCCAGATCCATGGAGTGGATTTAGTCCTGTGTATGCAGTTGATCGAGAACGTTATTTTAATATCACTGAGATAGCCATTGCTCGCAACATACCCGAGAGTCTTGAACACTATCTCTCGCAGCAATTTGCTTTTTTGTCCGATAAAGTTTATGCAGCACATCTAATTCCAGCAGGCAAGATATTACCATGGCATCAAGATGCATATCGAATCTACTGTGAAAAACGAGCAATCACAGATTTATCATTGATCACTAGAGTAATCATCTTTGTACAGGACTGGAAGGTTGGACACGGTCTACAAGTGGGTGATAGATCCATTGGCACCTGGCAGCGAGGAGATTGGGTGTCATGGCAAGGCGATACTCCGCATCTAGTGTATAACCTAGGTCAAGATCCAAGATATACCCTGCAGATTACTGGCACAAAAATGTCAAACAATCTTGACCACGACCTAAATATTCTGTAAACTAGCAACAGTCATCCTCGACTCAAACTCGGAGAAAAACATTGTCAAACACTTATACCCCTGATCCACTACTCAACACACCTGTAGACACAGAGTTTCAGCCACAAACCTATCAAGATCGATATGTGCCTTTGCCCACAAAGGTCTATGTCAAGGCCGGCGAAGTTGGACGACGCCAAGAATATGTGTCAGATCTAATCAAAGCTCGGATGAAGACTGATAACAAACGTTTTTGGGCCGGTGACAACATCAGTGACTATATCACAGCAGAACAAAAGAGTCAGCTAATTGATGAAGCCACCGAAGCCTTTGAGCTTGTGTTGGATCGATTGTTGATTGATCGTGAAAACGATCCTAACTCACAAGGCACAGCCAGGCGCTTGGCCAAGATGTACTTCAATGAAATAATGGCAGGTAGATACGAACCAAGTCCCAACGCCACAGCTTTTCCAAACGACACAGAAGATCGTTATGAGGGCATGCTGGTTGTACGCAGTGAGCTTCGTAGTATGTGTAGTCACCATCACCAACCAGTCAGCGGAGTTGCATATATTGGTATCATTGCTGCGGAAAAACTCATTGGTTTGTCTAAGTACACTCGTATCGCCCAATGGTGCGCTCGTCGTGGCACACTACAGGAAGAGCTGTGCAATGATATCGCCAGAGAAATCATGAAAGCCACAGGCAGCAAAAACGTAGGTGTATACATTCAAGCCACACACGGTTGCTGTGAAAATCGCGGCATCATGGCACATTCAAGTCTAACACAAACCACTGTATTGACCGGAGCTTTCAAAGACGATCCCAGCGTCAAGAAAGAGTTCATGGACAATATCAAACTTCAACAAGAATTCGCTCCGAGGTAATCATGGAAATACAACCCAAAGACACAAGCAAAGGACATTTTTATGTTAGTCTTGCCAAAAGCGGCATTAGGATATTTGCTGGAGGCGTGTTGATGGTAGGAAACTTTTGGCTAGCAGGAGTATGCATCGTACTGGCTGAAGTATTAGGCGTAGTGGAGGAAATAGTATGAGTGTGTTTCTAGACCAGATGGCTTTTATGTTGGCTTGCGATCAAACAGTTGGCAAGTTCAACCAAGAACAATTCAACATGTATCTAAGCTTGATACAAGAAGAAGCAGACGAACTTGCACAAGCTATCCAACAGCATGATAAAGTTGAAACCTTGGATGCATTGATTGACATCTTAGTGGTTACCATTGGTGCTATTCACAGCCTTGGAGTAGATGCCGAGGGAGCCTGGAACGAAGTATTGGTTAGTAATCTGGCCAAGATTGACAAAGACACTGGTAAAGTGCGCAAACGCGAAGATGGCAAAGTTCTTAAACCAGAAGGCTGGCAACCTCCTAATCTTGGAAAATACGTTCGTCCACTGTAAAGGATTCAGCATGAAGAATGAACTACCAAAAGACTTTTACAAAAACCAAGCCAGTGCTGTGATAGATCGAGTTAGAAATCTCAAAACCTGGGAAATCACTAGAGTGCTTGACGAGCCGTTGGAATTTAGAGGAGGTCCTGTGCCTTTTGATATCAAGGCCGATCAAAAACGTGCTTGGTTCAAAGTGATAGCATTGACCAAACAAGAAGCAGAGCAGATGGTCGATGATTGGATGCGAGGAGCAGACCATGATCTCTGATCTTGATCGTGCTATCGCAGACAAAAGAGCTCCTTGGACTGAGATAGAACGCACCGAATCTTTGTACACAGTGTTCAGAGATGCATTTGCAGTGACTCCTGGACATTTGTTGTTTGTTCCCGCACAAGAAACCTGGGAATGTGTTGCGGCCTGCTATCAAGCTGCTTACGAAACTGGAGCAGCCGGTGTGACGCAGGGTCAATGGGACGCTTTTAACATCGGACAAAATGTTGGTGAGGCTGCTGGACAAACTGTGATGTATCCACATGTTCACATGATACCACGTAGACAAGGTGATTGTGCTGATCCCACGGGTGGAGTACGTGGAGTGATTTCCAGTCAACAAAACTACAAACGACCTGGATATATCAAACCATGAAGAAACTTTTGACTATGTTGTTGCTGTTGACTATGTCAGTTTCAGTCAACGCTAAAAAATCTACGTCGCATCACCCAGCAGTTTGGGTCTACAACATTACCAAACAAGAGATAGTTACCGCACGGTTTCACAATGAGACCATGCCCATTGCCAGTATAACCAAACTCATGACCGCCATGGTATCCTTGGATTATGATCGCGATCTTGAGAGAAAAATCACAATGTTGCCGGGTGGACGACTGCCCGCAGGTGAACACAGTCGTCGTGATGTAATGACAGCAATGTTGGTGCGCAGTGATAACATAGCAGCCGAAAGCATAGCCAGGGACTATCCTGGAGGTCGTAAAGACTTTATCAAGGCCATGAATCGCAAGGCACAGGAGATTGCCATGGTTGGTGCCAGATTCATGGATCCCACAGGACTGAGTTCTAGCAACGAAGCCACTGCTGGCAGCGTGGGCAACATGGTGCAGATTGCATCACTGTATCCTTTCATTGTGGAAACCAGTGTGAAAAAGCATGTGCTATTTGAGGTCAATAGAAAACGAAAGATTAGAACAATTTCTATTGACAATACTAACAAGCCCTTGCTTATGGAGTTTGACCAAATACGTGTGAGCAAAACTGGTTTTACAAATTCAGCTGGTTGGTGTGTGGGCATGTTAGTAGAAAGCAAAGGTCAGGAGTTTGTGATTGTGATTCTTCACAGTGAAAGCAAACAAAAAAGATATGAGCTAGCGAAATCTACCATTTACAATAATTTGGTTGATCATGAAGTTGATAATGTGGTCAATGACTCAGATCCCCAACCAGAACCTGCGCCAGAACCAGAAACCATTGACAAAACAATTTATAGATGGTATAATAAGTTTTGGCTGTCAATAACCGGCAAATCCTAACTGGGAGAAATAACATGGCTAATTGGAAGGTTTCAACCTACTATAAAAAGTCCTGCGAAGAACATGAGTACTATTACAAAGATGGTGCTAGTATCATCCGTAAAACAGGTTATCGTTGGAGTAGTTTTTTTATAGAAACAGACGACGACAATCCTCCTGAGTTTGAATTTGACTACGTACCAGGGGGCGACGGCAAACTAGACAGCATCAACATGTATGATTGCTGTGTAAACAACATTGTAAATTCAGAACTTGATTCAATGAGCGATGGCTGTTGGGAAGATATTGAGTTTCCTGAAGACATGGATGAGGAAGAACAAGAACGCTTGCTAGAAGCGTTTGATGAATCCAGCATCTACGAAGTTCTTGAAGGCGAAGAAGGTTGGAGTCAAAACGATACTGAAGCCTGGGTATGGGGACCAATTCTTATTGAAGACGAACAAGGTAATCGTGTGAAAATCATCTGCGCTGACAAACAAGGTCGTGCTGTGGAATTCAAAGAGGATGATGAAGAAGAAATTACCTTTGACGAACTGGCCCAAATCAATCCCGAAGAACAAGCTGTTCGAGATAGTATGCCTGTATGGCCTTTCCCCACTGGTACTAGCGAGGAATCAAAATGACTCTAGAAGAAGCAGTTGAACTAATAGAAAATCTCAACGAAGAAGCACATCAACTGGCATGGGATGCGTGGACCGAAGCAGATGAACTAGGAGACTCCGAAGACGAGGATGACTGGATCGCTGCTGAAGAAAAACGTGAAGAAGCCAGTGAGGAACAGTCGCAACACTTCAGAGATCTGTATCATGAGTTGTCAGAAGAAGATCAAGCCGGTATTATTAATTGGCTTCAACAAGACGAAGACTTTAGAGAGCAGTTTTCTTCGTGGTTTGGTGATGATCAATATCAAATTGAGTTTGATTTTTTAGAAGACTAAATATCAATCACAGCGGCCTTCCTGGCTCTTCATCCCGCTTTACAAATTCTGCAGGCCTATATTAACTTATAGGAGAATTACGTGCTTTACCTAAATGAAACACAACCCCCAAGAACTTACAAATATGTAAGCACCAAAGAGTATCATGATGCTTTTCCCTGTGCGTATCGCCAATGGCGTGCGGATAGTCATTGTAACTTGATTCATGGTTACAGTTTTAGCATGAAGTTCTACTTTGGCACAGATCTACTTGATGTGCGCAACTGGGCAGCTGACTATGGCGGCCTTAAAGAGCTTAAAAAGATTCTAGAAGATCAATTTGATCATACCTTGCTAGTAGCCATGGATGACCCAGAACTAGAAACATTCAAATTACTGCAAGAAAAGAAGTTAGCCAAACTTACTATTCTTCCTAGACTAGGCTGCGAAGGCCTAGCCGATATGCTGTACAAGTATGTGAATGGCGTGTATATTCCTGATATGTGGGGGCCTGGAGAGTCTGAAAGACTTTGGTGCTTCCGTGTGGAAGTACGCGAAACACAAAGCAACATGGCGTTCCGTGAGGGTCACCGTGAATGGGATGAAGATCTGTTTGCGTAATTTTTGGAGACTATGGGCCAAAGCCCTAGGAGAAAAAGCCACTCAATCTGATTCTGAATCTGACAAAGTGGCTTTGATTCGCTCTGGTATTGTACTGATCTACATTGTCACAAATTTTTTTATCATAGCAGGTATTATTAGGCACTGGTAGTGTGCTAGGAGTAAACATATGAGTCAACGTATTCAAGAACTTGCCGATCAAGCCAAAGAGTCAGTGCCAAAAAATATACTGGCTCCTGATCTATGGATAAAAGAATACAATCGAATATTTGCGGAATTGATCATCAAAGAATGTGCTGGTCAGTTTAATCTTGTGTATACTGACGAGCAGTATCAACGTAGAATAGACAAAACTATACTCAAACATTTTGGCTTGTACGCATGAGATACTGGACCATATGTTATCCTGATCGTCATCCCACACAAGACTTTGATATTGATCGCTGGGAGACTCTGTCAGATCAGGAGATACTGGATTCCTATTGGGATTATTGGTCAGGTAAAATGCTTGAAAAAGGTCCTAATGATTCTTGCACCTATGAGAACTGCATTACTGATTGGTGTATTGTACACTGGGCAGCTCGCAATCGTTGGCGTGAAATCAAGGAGTACTATGAATGAAACCCTTGATCTATAAGTTTCATCATTGGGCCAAGATTTGGGAACGAATCAAACAAGATAATCCTCCCAGTGTATATCTCATACGCAGCAACATGCGGAAGACGCTGGGATTCACAGTGCGTGATCATTTACACTTTGACAGAGAAAGTCATAGCTATCGGCCTGAGGTACATCTAGATTTTTATGGTGAAAAGTACCTTAGTCATTTTTTACTCAAGTACGGAAATATCAAACATCATGACGAGACCAAGTGATTTCCCTGACTTTGATCGAGCCTACAAGTCGGTGCTGTTACCAGACAATCCTGACAGGTTTGACCATATAGCGGCACAGGCTAATTTTAATATCTATCACAACGATCTTTGGCGCGGCACAGCGCGACGATTCGCTGAGTACATCGTGGAAGAGTGTGCGCAGTGCTGTGGAAGCCAGGCAGACAAAAAGGCCATACGAAAAAGATTTGGTTTGCCTATTGAAGATCCAGTGAAATATCCGGGACCGGATCCCTTGGGCAGTGTACAATCTCAATATGCCCGAGAGTATAATCTTCCAAAAACAGATGAAACCTAGCCATTTTTATTTTGACAATCGCATTCTAGAAAAAGAACAACTGCTGTTCAATCATGCTCGTTATGTGGGACATGAACTGTTGGTTCCTGGCCTGGGTAACTATGCTGTGATCCCACAGGAAGGCGATGGTAGAATGTTGATCAACAACAGTGATGGCGTGCAACTCATGAGCAATGTGTGCAGACATCGACAAGCAACTATCTTGCAGGGATCAGGACATCATGCACAAATTGTTTGCCCACTGCATGGTTGGACCTATGACAATCACGGCAAGCTCATTGGTGCGCCTTTTTTTGATCCATGCCCAGATCGACATTTACAAAAGTTTACCACTCAATCCTGGCATGGATTGATATTTGAACAAGGTCATTTTGATCTGGTAAAAGCACTAGATCAAATCACTCACAAGTCTTATTTTAACTTTAACAACTATGCGTTTCACAGCCGCCAGCAGCATTGGTGCAACTATAATTGGAAGACCTTTGTTGAAGTATACTTAGAAGACTATCATGTGGATGCATTTCATCCAGGACTAGGTAACTTTGTAGATTGCAAACAGCTTACTTGGCAATTCAATGATCACTACAGTGTGCAGAGTGTGGGGATCAAACAGCGTTTACAGACTCCGGGCACACCTGTGTATCGTACCTGGCACAAAGCAGTAACTGACAGATGCCGTCCAAATCTACCAGACTATGGAGCCATTTGGTTGTTGATATATCCCAACGTCATGGTAGAGTGGTATCCAGAGGTCTTGGTAATCAGCAGTGTATGGCCAGAGTCACCACAACGAACTTTGAACATAGTGGACTTTTACTATCCCGAAGAAATCGCACACTTTGAAGCAGATTTCGTAGAAGCACATCAAGCTGCCTACATGGAGACCTGCTACGAAGATGATGAAATAGCTGAACGCATGGATCGCGGTCGTAGGCATCTTGACAGTCGAGGAGCCAATGACACAGGTCCTGTACAAGATCCTATGGAAACAGGACTAAAGAAATTTCATGATTACTACGACCAATGGATTTTTACAGAACAACATAGAGCGTATGTCGCGCCGCGCATTGAAGATCCAGGCAGCGAAGGCGGAACATTGGATTGATCAGATCATGCCCATAGCTCGAATACCCAACTCATTGCTGCAAGAAGTAGGACAATGGAGTTTGATACGCTCGGAGATCAACAAAACCATTGCAGAGCAAAACAATCACGCTAATTATCAGCAGCAGCAACGTATTGATCAACTGCATGAGGCACGTAGAATTCTACGTAACTACCACTATCAGAAAGACACTGAATGGATACGCAATTACGAATTCTATGAGTCGATCAAAGAACAACGCCTACTAGCAAGACACACCGTGAGAGGTATTTTTGTCGATCGTTACGTTTAAATTACAAGCAAGGAAACAGAATGGAAAATTCCAAAAATCACAAATTTGATATAGCAGTGTTGCTGCCTACTAGAGGTCGTACCACTGCACTGATGCGCAGCATCATGAGTCTAGTTAATAGAACAAGAAATCTTGATCGTATTCAATTCTTTATTGGGCTTGATGAAGATGACACAGTGGGTATAAACTATTGGCAGACCGAAGTAGAACCATTGCTGCGTCAACGCTCTGCTAACTTTACTGCCATGGTATTTGAGCCTTTGGGATATATCAGACTCAACGAATATGTAACCGAACTAGCCAAACATTCGGATAGCAAGTGGTTGATGTTCTGGAATGACGATGCAATCATGGAGAGTCAGAACTGGGACGAGGAAATAATGAAATATCAAGGACAGTTCAAGGTGCTAGCAGTACACACGCATCGTGAACATCCTTATAGCATTTTCCCCATAGTGCCAAGAGATTGGCTGGATCTTTTTGGTTACATGAGTCCACATCAACTCAGCGATGCTTGGATCAGTCAGATAGGATATTTGGTTGATATCTGGGAACGCATACCAGTTTGGGTCACACATGATCGTTTTGACCTCACCGGCAACAACAACGATGACACGTACAATAATCGTCCTCAATTAGAAAATCAACCTGACAATCCAGAAGATTTTCACAGCAACAAATGGCACACTCGCAGAGTCAATGATGCTGAACGTTTGAGTCAACTGTTGGCTTCTAGAGGCATTGATCAAACTTGGTGGGAAAATTGCAAATCAGGCAAACAAGATCCCTGGGTCAAACTCAGTGCTAACGACATAAACAAACAAATGACACAAACGAGAACAGTTAATGGCCAATAACAGTGAACTGGTAGAAAAAATTCAAGCCTATTGGGACAGGCAACCCTGTAACATTAGGCATAGTCAAAAACCTCTAGGCAGCGTAGAATACTTTGAAGAAGTCACAGCTCGTCGCTATAGAGTTGAGCCTCATATCTTGGACTTTGCGCAGTTTCATCGCTGGCAGGGCAAGAGAGTATTAGAAATTGGCTGTGGTATTGGCACTGATGCCGAGCAGTTTGTGCGTCATGGTGCAGAATATGTGGGCATTGACATATCAGATGCCAGTCTACAAATCTGTCGTGAAAGATTCAAGGTCATGGATCTTCATGGAGAATTCCACAATGTAAACCTATTGGATCCAGATCACATGGATCTTGGTCAGTTTGATCTTGTGTACAGTTATGGAGTCATACATCATAGTCCAGACATTGATCATCACATCACTGAGATACACAAGCTTTTGCGACCAAACGGTGAGTTTAGATTCATGGTCTATGCCAAGAATTCATGGAAATATGCCATGATTCAAAAAGGACTTGATCAGTTTGAAGCACAAGCAGAATGTCCTTATGCTGAGGCCTTTACTAGAGATGAAATTGAGGACATGTTAGATGGAATTTTTGACATCGAACGTATTAGACAAGCGCACTGTTTCATGTATAATGTAGCAGCATATCGCGA